TGGAACCTAGGGCCTTTAAAAAAGTCGTTATGAGATTAAATACGGAAAATGCTGACATTGTTAGAGACTACTACATTAACCTTGAGGAAGCTATATTTGCGTACGGAGAGTACACAATGAAGTATATGATTGAAAGCACCACTCAAAGCATGCAATACCAGCTTGCTATCAAAGATCATCAACTATCTATACGAGACGCCAAAGTAGAGGAAGTAGAAAGACTTGCGGAAGAAGAGAGACAACGGCGTCTCAAATCGGAAATAGAAGCAAAGCAAAAGTTAGAGAAGGCTCTTAAATTCAATCAAGCGACTAAACCAGTCGAACCACAAGAGTACATCTACGTAGTCACCACCGACCGTTACATTCCGGAAAACAAATACAAACCTGGTGGTGCGACGAGCTTCAATCTACTCAAGTCGAGGATGACCTCGTACAACTGTGGCAAGTCTGACTCGGATCTACACAAACCCGTCTATCTCAGAAAAGTTGTGAGTTATCGGGCTGTAGAACAGACTTTAGAGGCGTGTTTGGGCACGTTCAGAGAGAACGCAAATAAGGAACTCTACATCATTAATTTCGATTGGTTGAAAAGGTGTTTAGACGCCATTATCGACCACAACGAAGAGTTCCTAACGTTTGTCAACTTGAACCGAAATCAAATGGTGGAAGATACCTTAAATGTAACTCCTTTACACTTAGATCCAATCAACCTTGAAAGTATACACATATCATATAAACGATTCGGCGAGCCGGAGGTCGATCTAACCACGATATTTGATTCCGATATAATCGACAATTTAAGGTCTTCACTAACCTCTTTCGAACCAAACAATAATGTGGTTCATCGAAGGCAATTTGAGAACCATCTAAGAAACACGTTCCCCAGCTTTAGAATAGACCATAACAAACGGAAAATATGGGAAGTTGTCAAGACGCTTGGATCAACCATAAAAACCAACTGCACTTTTAAATATTGAATTGTAGACTCTGGTAAGTTATAAAAACGAAAAATTTTTTTCAAAAAACTATTAAATAAAATGTTGTCAACAGTCTTTAAAGAGCTGTACGATCTAGGTGTTTTGATCTTCTTGGACACCGATAACTATGTTATTAATAATGCTGTTATTGACGTGGAATGCTTCGCCAATAGAAAAAAGTTCCTAGAAATGTATACCGACCCAATAAAGGTTGGATGGGTCTTTGTATATACAAAGAGTTTTGACGATGTCATCTCAACCATCAAAGAAGATACTTGCTATCTGATTGAATTTGGCTTTAACTCTGACACGGAAAAAAAAGCATTGAAAGTAGGGAGACTTTTAACCAATTCTTTAAAAAAAAATAAATTTATAGCTCAATGGAGCGAAAAAGCTGTTAAAGGACACAAGGTCTCAACAGTCATTACTTCTGAAGATTTACCTGAAAATGTTCAAGAATTAATTAAAGAATACGAGATTGAAACAACCATATAAAGCAATTAGTTTTTAATGGCTAAACAGCCCTTAAAAAATTCAATCTGGCACCCTTACCGAAAGTAGGCCAACCCAATCAACAAAAAATTTTTAAAAAAAATACAGATAAAAAAACCAGTTGTTCCTACAAGTTTAGCCAGAAAAATGAATAATTTTTAAAGGTTAAATCAATCAACAGTATTATATCTAATTAATTTAGGTCAATTAAACTTGAAATATAAAATTTAAATAATAAATATACTTTACAAAAATGGGAATTAAATACTTTTTTAAATGGTTTCGAGACTCTTTTCCAAACACTGTTACTAAATATGGAGAATCTCAACCATTAGAAAACCAATATCCTTATTTATTATTGTTAGATCTTAATGGTATTATACATACTTCGTGTCAAAAAATTTATAAATATGGTTCGTTCGAACCAAAAAATCTGCTTAAAAAATCTCCTCCTATATTCAGCGGAGAAAAAGACCTATTGGTATTTGAAGATGTTTCAAACAGTATTAATAACCTTGTAAACTTGACGAATCCCAAAGAAATTGTGTTGTGTATAGATGGTGTGGCTCCAGTTTCAAAACAGATACAACAACGTCAACGTAGGTTTCTTTCAAAGAAAACTAATGGTGGCTTTGACTCTAACTGTATATCCCCGGGAACCGATTTTCTATATAAGCTAGGGCTCTACCTCAAATCCCAGCTAGAAATTAAATTAGAAAGTGTATGGTTAAATGTTACCACTATTTATTTTATGGATTCTTTAGTACCAGGAGAAGGTGAACATAAATTATATGATTTTTTAAGGTCTAACAAGACCAGAATTATAAGAAAAAAATTTAATATTGTTATTATTGGAAACGATGCCGACTTGATCATGTTATCTTTGCTTGTTTCCACCTTATTTTTAAAAGAAAATTTAATATATATTATAAGGGAAGATTTATACTCTAAAAAATCTGATTATTTAATGGTTGACATCAACTTATTTAAAAAAAAAATATTTGATTTTGCAAAGGCCAAACCAAACTTTAAACATTACGATTTTGATCGTGTGGTTTGTGATTTCGTAATTTTATGTTTTTTGGTTGGAAATGACTTTCTACCTCAGCTGCCGTTCTTTAATATTTATGATGGTGGATTAGACCTTGTTATGAAGTATTATTTTACAAACCCGGGATGTATAACCTTTAAATCTTCAGAATGGCGTCCTTCTTCATCTACAACAACAGATTCGGTGCTTAAAAGCACTATAAAAATTAATTTTCAAAACCTAAAGGTATATTTTGTGCATATAATAAAAAATGTTGGCACACAAGCCATTCAACACTATAAAACTCGAGAATATGGTTTTCCAAATATATTGCTTGACACTATCCTTAAAAAAGAAGGTTGTTTAAATATGGCTTTTAACCATTATTTAAAGTCGTATTCTTTACATCATAAAATTAATAATTATTTGGTCAAATGTTACCTTAGAGAAATTGATTGGGTTTTCAAGTATTATGCTTATGGAGGCTCCACAGTTGATTGGACAGTGTACTACCCGAGTCAGTTTGCTCCAACTCCCATAGATATTTTAAGGTGTTTAAAGCATAGCAAATTGCAATTAAAGAATGATGAATTTAAACCATTTACTCGTGTTGATCCTTTTTTTCAATTGTTGTGTATTCTACCTCCACATAGCTCCGATCTTTTACCAAAACCCCTCGATAAAGTATTGTTGGAGGATTTGGTTGAATTCCACCCTAAAGAAATTATAATAGATTATCAGGGAAAATTAAACGAATGGGAAGGTATACCTATACTACCACCACTAGATTACGCTAAAATTTGGGCGATTTACAAGCTTAAAGTTGACCAAATTTCTAAAGAAGATGAAAAACGCAATCACGAATCAAAACAACTAATGATTTCTGTTTCACAGTCCGATATATGAAAAAATTAATGGCGGTTGAAACTTTATTGGAATTAGTTGTAATAATAAATGGACTATACAACCGCAATTGAAAACTTTGTACGCTATAGCGTACGTTACCAAGTACTATTGGCACAACATGTGGCAAATATCTGTAATACAAAAGTGTATATCTTTGATATTAATGGTTTCTTCGACCATCCCGAAGATACCAAAGCAGAGGTTATAGATGGTGTTAGAACAATTTCAAAACAAGGGAATAGGGCAGTTTTAAGCGTAGCGGTGAAAGAATCTTTTCAAAGTAACAAGGAATTATTTTTAAAATTTGTGGATGAAAACGTAGCACTAACAGATAAGTTAGGTTTATATGTAATTGCACCATTAAAAGTAGAGGTAGAAAAAGCACCTTTAAAAGTAGAAGAAGTAGAGGTAAATGATAAAATGGTGGAGGAATTTAACCTTAACGATAATTTAGATGATATAAAGGAGGCGGTGGGGAAACTAGAAAAAATTTTATAATTATTTATATTTTTAATGGTATAAAATACCATTAACAAGAGTCAGAAAAATGAATAATTTTCTAGAAAATAAAGAGAAAACAACCACTATAATGAATTATTTAATGACGAAGGTATTTTTAACTTTAAATAGGGAAATATTTCCATATTTAAGCTTTGAGGACCACATCAGACTAGCCCAAACGTACAAGGACGAGTACATCCATATTTTGTTGTCAAAATTAAACTATACCCCACAAGTTAAAAAATGGTATACAATGACCACGGATTATGATCTTTTATTAAAAACGGTACTTGAACACCTAAATGTAAACCAGTTAAAATCTACAACTCTAAATGCTCTTCATAGGGGCTTTTGGAACCATATTTCTCTAAACTGTAGACTAAAGGAGAAATTTGTATACAAGTGGAGTCACAAGATAAATATGCTTAGATTGAAGCTTAATAAAAATTGTAGAGACTACAGCACCGAAGGTTGTTTGCTACCACGAAAATTTTCAGACAAGTTTTATGGTGTCTTCCCCGGAATGAAAGAGTACCAACCGTGCGAGTATTGTTTTGAGGATACATCATACCATTACAAACCTGTTTTTTACGAATATGAAGGATATTGGGTGTGTGAACAGTGCGACGAAGAAGGTTCGTTGTTTGGCTTTGACGGCAGGGATTTTAATCCATCTTTTGGGGATAGTGGGGGATATTTTGGAGATTATTGGCCGGAAGATCGACACTGGTCGGATGATGATAGCGACTAACCACCTTACCTTTCAGACCCGCGGGACCGAAATGAATTAGATTGACAAATTTTTAATGGTTTTAAAAACCATTAAAAATTATATTTTAGCATTGTCTCGCCCAAGACACTGCGGGCAAATATCCCATACCATAACACACAACGGGCACATTGGACTTTGTTTACAGCAACTACATTGGCTAAATTCACTCTGAAAACAAGAATGACAATAAATTTTTGTACACAACAATCCACGACACATTTGAGCACCAAACCAAGTTACTGGTTTATGACACTTTTCGCACTTTGAAATCATATTTATTATATCTCTTACGAGCGTCGAAGGCAGAGAATAAATTGATATTTTTCCTGTAAAAAATTTAGAAAATAAAATAATGGATAGTGTGTACGATAAATTGAAAATTTTGAAACAACGAGCCGATGATGCGTATTTCAACTCGGGTAGTCCGATTATGAAAGATTGCGAGTATGATGCTTTGTGTCAGCGTCTAGAATCAAATCTAAAAATTGAAGAGATAGGGTGTTTACCACCACAATCCGAGGGAAGAATAAAGCTACCCGTTCATCTGGGTAGTTTAACCAAGTTTAACGACGATCACAAACTTCAAAATTTTTTGGTTAAATTTAATCATTGTAATGAATTTGTTGTACAAGAAAAATTGGATGGTGTAAGTTGTCTTTATCACAACGATAATAATGAGATAAAATTATACACTCGCGGTAATGGTTCAATAGGAACACTTGTTACTCATTTGATTAATTGTGGTTTAAAGTTACCAAAAATAAATGAAAATGTTATGGTTAGAGGAGAGCTAATTCTCGAAAAGCGGATATTTGAAGAGAAGTACTCCAAACTTTTCAAAAATGCTAGAAATATGGTTAGTGGTCAGCTTTCAAAAAAAATACCACAATACGTTTTAGATATGGATTTTGTGGCGTACGAAGCCATTAATCCCAAGACAAAATATCAAAAATCTTTAAGTGAACAATGCCTTTTTTTACAAGAACATGGTTTTAAAGTGGTTTATAACCGTATAATTAAAAGAAAAAATATTAATCAAAAAACTTTAATGGATTATTTGAACCGTAGAAAAGATAAAAGTTTATATCAAATGGATGGTTTGGTTATAACATTAAATGAAAAATATATTCGTAACGAAGACAGTAACCCCAAGTATTCATTTGCCTTCAAAATACAAGGAGAGACAGCTGAGGTTGAAGTAACCACGGTTAAATGGAATTTGTCTAAATCTGGTAAATATAAACCACAAATTTTTATTAAACCCGTTTATTTATCAGGTGTGACTATTTCGAGCCTAACAGGTTTTAACGCGAAATATATCATGGAAAATGGAATAACAACAAGCACAAAACTACTTATAACCCGTAGTGGAGATGTTATACCACACATTATAGCTGTTTTGGAAAAAGGTCATCACAGCCCTGAGTTGCCGGAAAATAGTGTTTTAAAGTCGGTGGATTTGTACCATATTTCACCGGAAATATCCGATGAGGTTACCATTAAACAAATGGTTCATTTCTTCTCATCTCTTAAGTGCCTCAACTGTAAGGATAAAACAATAATAAAAATTTATAACGCTGGATTTAAGACTATTGAAAGCATTGTTTCGGCGTCTTCTTCGGATTTATCAAATATCGATGGAATAGGGTGTGTTTTAGCCAAAAAAATAACTTCTTCTATAAATGAAAAAATTAAGGATGCAACTACCCACGAATTATTGGCTGCACTAAATGCTTTCGGGGAAGGTATAGGTTTGAAAAAGATTGGAGGTATCGATATTTTAAAACCGGAAACAATAGTACCAGGGTTAAGTGAAACCACCATAAAAGAAAAAATTTTACCAGTATGGGATATAAGCTTAAATCGAGTTAAAAATCTAAAAATGCTAGTCGGTGGTAACATAAACCTTGTAACTAGAAACGATGATTTTTCAGGATACTTCCCTCTTAAAAATCAAATATTTGTATTTACAGGGTTTAGAGATACCACATTAGAGAAAAAGATTATTGAATTTGGAGGTAAGGTTGGTACCAGCATAACAAAAAAAACTACATATCTAGTGATGAATTCAACCACTATTCAAAAATCCACTAAAACAATAAAATCAGAGTCCTTAGGGATCAAAATAATCTTAAAAAGTGAAATGATTGATTTGTTGGATAAAGCAACCACAAATAGTCCAGAAAAAATTGAGGTTGATTACGACCATTACTCTTCGTCAGATGAAGAATAAAAACGTGTGTTTTTTATGGTATTTAAATACCATAAAAAACTACAAGTCTGGATTTGTCTCGAACTACTAAGTCACTCTTAGGTTTGAGTAAAATTCTGTATAAATAAATTGATTTGTTTGACCTTAAAAATAAATTTTTTAAAAGTTAAGATGGCATCAATCAAAATAACCAAAATAAACAATGTCAAAGAAATGATGGTTCAAAGAGGTTTTGAAACCATTAAAGAATATCAAGATTATTTTTTAGGTGAAAACACCACAAAAGAGTATTTGTATATAAAAATATTTAATGGTAAATTAGAACTTAACACTGTTAGAAAGTTTTTGTGTGTAAATTTTACTTTTGAAGATGGAAATATACTATTAAAAAATTCGTTAGGCAAAGTAATAGTTCAATTGGTCATTATTTGTACTAGTTTTCAAAATTCTCATGTTAAAGAATTTATGGATATTTCAAACCATATTCAACTAATAAGAAGTGATTTTTTTAATATTAATATAACAAAGAAGGCTCCGTTACACCAGAAAGCACCTTCGAATCTAATACGAAACAAAAAGGAGCTACCAACCATAAAAATAACAGATCCGAACTGTGTATTTTACAACTTTCAAAAAGGGGATGTGATTAGAGTTGTAAGGTCGGATGGGGACATTTGTTACAGACTTGTCAAATAAGAATTTTTAATGGTTTTTATAACCATTAAAAATATTAGAATTTAATAAAAAACGCTAGCTGCGGATTTTTTAGATTGTTTGCGGTTATACCACCACATTAGAACCATAAAGATCACCGCAATAATTAAGGCGTACAAGAACCACATTTTATACTTGTCAAACCACGACTTGATATCGGCCATATTGAAATCTTCTCTGGTTAACGGATGATATCCAATTCCTCCAGGGTGGATAGCATTAGAGTACATTCCGGTTCCTTCCGGAGAGTATTCGACAACATTGCCGTACTGATCTCTGTAATACATATTTATTAACTGGTAAATTATCATATTTTTAACTCCCCCATTTCTCTTCTTTTGTTAATTATTGGTCGATAAGAACCTTAAAATCTATCTTTCGATAGTGGTACACTTACACTTCAAATGTTATAATGTCATCCTCTTCAAATGTTTTCATAAGGTTGATTTCACCATCTCTAAACACTATTAATTTAGTATGGTTAAAATCTCTTGGAGTAAGCTTAGAACCGTGAAAATTTTGCATAGGACCAAGATATGGTTCTATTTCAGCTGTTACATCGCATTCGTCTTCGTCTTTAAAAATAATGAGGTCGTTGGACCTTTCCTTTTCTTTAAATAAATAAATATATTTTTTGGGGGTTTGTGTACCATTACAATCATAATATATTAAAGACGAGTATCCATCCTCTCTTTGAAGCCTGAGTCTGTCGTCTTTATCTAAAGAAGAGCTAACAAGTCCGTTTAACCAGTCTAAAGGTGTTTTAAACCATTTAGAATATAATTTATTCAAGTGGTACCTCGTAACCATACCAATTAAAAATACGAGTTGTGGTTGTGTTTCAGCCATTAAATAATAAAAACACCCGACCGCTGTGGAAACACACATGTTCCAGAGTAAACTATTTAGTTTTAAAAAGAAGGCACAAAACACCACCATTAACATAACAGTTTTAACAATTTGTAGCTTAAACTGTTGGTTAAACTGGTATTGTGGTAAAATACCCATATTTTGTTTACTATAGTCTGCTGTAGAAGTCATTTATTTAAGATTTTTTTTTATAAAAAATAAAAGACGACCCACACACCAATTCGGCGTTATCTCTGTGTTTAAAGTCGGCTAAGAGCTTAAGTAATCAACATCTTTACTATTGTAGCATCTCATAACCCAACAATAGTAGTAGGCATCCTCAGACGGTCTACCTGTGTTATAAGGTCCAACACGAGCACTAAGACGAGTTGAACCACGATATTTGATTCGATATAATCGACAATTTAAGGTATTCACTAACCTCTTTCGAACCAAACAATAATGTGGTTCATCGAAGGCAATTTGAGAACCATCTAAAAAATACCTTCCCTAGTTTTAGAATCGACCATAACAAACGAAAAATTTGGGAAGTTGTCAAGACGCTCGGATCAACCATTAAAACCCAACTGCACTTTCAAATATTGATGCTAAATTTTTCCAAAAAATTTTAGGGGAATTCAAATAGTGGATTTTTAATGGTTTAAACAACCTTAAATTCTCAAATAGTGGATTAATCCACTATTTTGGTTTAATGGTTTAAAAGACCATTAAATTGAAATTTTAACATTTTCCCTAGGTTACTATAGGGAAATTTCAAAACCCCCTTTATTTATTTGAAAAAAGTGTCACTGAAAGAGTTAATAAATGAAAGTGTCAATGTTTCTTATACTATTACTAGTTGTTTACACAATGGCTCAAAATCCGGTTGATTGTAGCCAAAAGTGTAAAAATAAGTTTGGGGGTTTAGTTGGTGGAAGAGCGGCTACATTTGACGACAAAAGTTTATATGGTTATTCTAACCAAAACTGTAAATGCACATGTGTTTTTCCACCATCAAACGAAAAGAACCGTTCCGGTTGTACAAAGAAATGTGCTTCAGACCCACCATCATACTGCTATTACATTAGCGTTTTGGGTTGTATTAAGAATAAAGGTGTTCTTTGTCATGAGCTACAATAAATGAAATTGTTTAAAAATATAATTACCAACTTTCTAATGGTTCATGGAACTGTCAATTTGTTGGAAACTTTACGGCAACACACGATGCCGGTAATGGTCACTACTTTCCTAATTTAGATTATTAAAAGTTTATGTTTTTAATGCTTAATAAAAGCATTAAAAACTTTTTATTTAGAATCCCAAGTCAGGGTCCTCTCCAAAGTATTTTTTAATCATAACCGCCATATTATCTTCTGCCTTGTCTATACCACATTCTTCACATGTTTTCTTGTAGTGTTCCAAGTATTCTTCTTTCAAGTTAGGGTGTTCTTGGTCCATATCTAAAATTTGCCGTCTAGAATTAAGGACAATGTTTTTCATCTCCTCAATCTTCTCTTGGTGTTGGGTATACAGGTACGCCGCCGTCGCTCTTTTTTGGTTGAGTTCAAGGTAAATTTGCAAAGGTTCTTTTTCGTTTGGATCTTTGGTTACATCCTCCTTTAAATATTCGACCTTCTTTTTAATCTCTTCAATCTGATGTTTCTCTTTTGTAGTCTGCTCTTTGATTAAATTTGAATACTTTAAATTTTCGTCTCTTTCGCGGTCCGGGTGGTCAACTTCGACCACGTTTTCTTTATTTAAAACTCTAGATTGTAGTGGTGTTGGAGAACCAATATGACATACAAAAATTTGATTGGCCGACTGATACTGGATAAGTTCTTTAGATTGTTCTTCAGCTTCTTCCAGACGATTAAAGGCTCCTCGAACCTTAATAAAGCCATAAACACCCTCTTCATCTGGTTTTGAACCACTTGTTGGATTAAATGAAAACAATGCATATTTTTGACCAGAAACCTTTGGGTCTATATATTTTCTATCTGCTTTGATATACTTGTCAACATAAAGGTCTTCAAAAGCATGAACAAGTTCATCGTCTGTCAAAGGCTTACTTTTACTTGGTTTCCAAACCTCGTGTTTTAACAAGTACGTTAAGAGAATCGACATGGCTTCTTTAACCTTTAAATCATCAACACCTTTCATATCGGTTTTGCCTTGTGATTTAAGGTGTTTCAGGATCTCTTGAACATGATGCTTAACCAGCCCATTCAAGTCTCTTGGAGAAGTCAATGAACTGCAGACCATTTTTTCTTGTTGTTTAATGATTTCATCGCACCATTCTTTAGCGCTAATCTCTTCGTTTAATAAGGTATCCATACTTCTTTATTAGTTATATTTTTCTTTATAAATCGTAAAGATTTTGTTTTTTAATGGTTCATGAACCATTAAAAATAGAGATTTCAAAACATATAATTGTGGTTTAATTGAACTTAAATATTCCTATAAGAAAGTGTTAAAACGGAATTTGGATAATCTCCTTCAGAAATAAAATATAATGGTTGATTCGCACCAATTGTAATTGGTTTTGGATAAAACAAGGTTGTTACAAGTATTCCAGGGGCGTGTTTAAGAATATGCTCCTTTTCCGTCTTTACGATTAAATTGGACGTTATTGGATCTTGAAAGGTTAGTTTAACCTCCATATCGGATGCTTTAGTTTTGCTGTATTTACACAACAAAGTAATGGACAAAACCTGCACCGAAGTGGAAAATACCAAAGATGGGAAAAAATAGGTTGTTATTTTTTTACCTTTTTCATCGTCTGCCACAACACCGGTAGAGCGAAGATGAAGAATCTCAGCTCTTTTACTTAGATCTTCTACACGAAACATTTATTATATATATCTTTTTAAGTCAAATTATTGGGAAGATTTGGAGTGTAAATCTTGTATTATTAATTTTTTCTTCAGATCTTTCAGTAAATAAATGGCAACTTCTTCAGTAAACTTTAGTATACCCAGTGCACCAACAGTGTTTGGACACGACGATTCGGGTAAATATCCGAAACTATTGACAGATTCTACAAATTTCAGAATTAAAAAAATTATGGACGACGAGAAGCTTCTTCAAGACGAAATTAAAAACCGCAATGGAATGTGCAAAAAGTATGGGCGTCTTTCAACCGTAACCGACGGTTTAGAATACTCTTTAATTTTGGCAGATATTGTTGTTGGTGTTGTAGCGGCTTCTATACCAGGAGTCGGAAATATGATATCATCAGCCACATTTTCTGGTGTAGGTTCAATTTCTGGTGTAGCAAAGCTTGTACAAAGTAAATTGAACGAGAAGAAAATGAAGCATTACAGACTCTCGGTTATCGCCTCGACTACTTTGAACAATTTACACCGTAAAATCAAAAAAGCTATAAGTGATGGTGACATTAGCCACGAAGAATTTGAAGATATTCAAAATACAATCAGTGAATGGAAAAAAGGTCCCGTATCATCTACAAAACAACCTGCTCTAAACCAGGAGACAATTGACCTTTTAAACAAACAAGCAGCCGAAAAGGCACAAAAGGAAATTTTGGAACAACTCAAACAGTTGAATATGAAAAAATAAATTTTAAAATTTTTATGATACATTGTATCATAAAAATTTATTCAAAAAAATAATGGTTTAAATATCTATTATAAATTTTATTATACTTTTAATATCTAGAATAAGAAATGGAATGGTTAAATAAGCCTTATTTTTAAAACAACCAGCCAACACGACAAAAAGTGGTAGTGTGAGCGGTGCTACTAACCCTAAGAGACACGTTGATGATATAAGTATACCTTTAAAAAGTTTCTTTAAAAACATGATGATTTATTCCCTAAACTTATTTATAAATATTATTTCAATTTACTTGGTTGTTTTCAGCTTTAATTTATTTCTTACCGGACGACCAGTTAATGTAACCTGACTTATACCATTAATAATTTCTTTTGTTGCCGTATCAATGTTTTTTACTCCGGCACTTTCAAGGATCTTTTGAACCTTCTTCTCTTTTTCTTTTTTGCTAATATTTTTCTTAATATTGGTTTCTTCGACCATTAATGTTATATGTTTATCGTTGTGCTTGAAAATAACCCCGTCTTGGTTATGATTTTTAAGATAAGAAATAATACGGTTCCGAGTGGTTTCTTCAGCCTTTTTTAATTCCTTGGTTTGATCTCTATAGTACATTAAACGCTTACATTCGTCTTCTAAAGTCATTTATTATAAATTTTATTTGTGGTTGCATTAACTCTTAAAGTTCATACTTTTTCAGAAAAGTGATTTTAAATGGAAAAAAAATTATCAAATAAAAATGGCCAACTCTAGCACAAACAATTCCAGCTGGGCTTCAGGGTCCAACTGGGCTTTTAGACCTATACAACCACTCTTTGGACCAACGTCTACTACAGCTCAACCTCAACCACTCTTTGGACCAACGTCTACTACAGCTCAACCTCAACCACTCTTTGGACCAACGTCTACTACAGCTCAACATCAACCACTCTTTGGATCAACGTCTACTACAGCTCAACATCAACCATTCTTTGGATCAACGTCTACTACAGCTCAACATCAACCACTCTTTGGATCAACGTCTACTACAGCTCAACATCAACCACTCTTTGGATCAACACCTACTACAGCTCAACATCAACCACTCTTTGGATCAACACCTACTACAGCGCAACATCAACCACTCTTTGGATCAACGTCTACTACAGCTCAACATCAACCACTCTTTGGATCAACGTCTACTACAGCTCAACATCAACCACTCTTTGGATCAACGTCTACTACAGCTCAACATCAACCACTCTTTGGATCAACACCTACTACAGCTCAACCTCAACCACTCTTTGGATCAACGTCTACTACAGCTCAACCTCAACCACTCTTTGGATCAACACCTACTACAGCTCAACTCTTTGGGGCTTCAAATATAAATCTTGAACCATTAAAGTTGCCCAAAAACAAAGTTAAAGGATTGCTGTTTATGGTTTCATTAAACCAACAAAATACACTAGATAATAGCAAATTGTTAATAAGTAACGTGTTTAATCCAACCTTAAAATTTGATTTAAATAGTTTATGGTTTACATCTCTAATTAAATTTTCAGATCCAAACTTCTTGGAGAAAAAGGTCGACCAAGACCTATTATTGTTTTCTAAATTATTTTCATGCTTATTAAAAAATTTAATGGTTGAATCAATACAAACTCCAGAACAACTATACGAATGGTTGGTTGAGAAGGCTACAAAGTTAAAAAGTAAGAGGATGTTGCTTCTCTTTACGCTTTTAGAACGATCTCGATCAAAAAGTTTTGATGATATCTTGAACCTAACAAATCCTTTGGACGCGTTAGTATCGGCTCTACATTTGTTTATACAATTTGACAATAATCCGACTAAGGTAGTTAAACATGCTTTAGAATGTGTACATCTAACACGCAAAACATTTTTGTTGGCTATGGTTGGATCTAGCTACGGAAAAGACTTTTTATCTAAAGATGATCCTCCACTATTAGACGAAATAGTTTCAAAATTAAGCCTTGACTAACTTTTATCTTTCTTTCATGGCTTTTGAAGCCATTAAAGAAAAAAATGAAATTTTAGGAATAAACTAGCCTTTGGTAGAAAATTTTTATATATTGGAACAGAGTGGGCTAGAACCATTAACAACGATGTAACTCATTTTCCGTCTGAGATTGGTGTTAATGCTTATTCGAAGCATTAAAAATATTTAAATTGAATACGAGTACTTCCATCCAAGAGTTGTAAACAGCTCTTTACATATGGTGTGATGGAACCTTTTTCTTTCCGATGTTTTTAACGTTAAGAAATCCATTTCGTGACATGGATGCCCATGTCTCTTTAAAAGTTGATAAAGGACAAACTGAGCATTAATAAAATTTTTTCTTTTTGATGCCTTTTCACCATCAACCGATGTGTATACATTGTCATAGGTTTCCGTAAGCTTATCAAAGTCTTCCAATAAGGCGTCTTCCAAATATTCTATATTGTCGCATGGTTGTCCTGTCAAAGCATGGTGGATCAGAACAATATCGTCGTAATATTTTTTAACGTCTTTTGAATCCAATTCCTTTAAAATATCTAAAATTGTGGCTCTAGTAACCTTTTCATAACGCTTTTCTTTTTTAAGGCTATCATCAACACTAATGATTTTCTTTTCAATCAATTTAACTTCTACTATGGTGTAAATTTCTTCTGGGATGTTTGTTTTCTGCTTGCCCTGGTATTGGATAATACAGTCCCTAAAGTGTACCTTTCTATTGTAAGTGTACTTGCTGGCCATATTGACCCTACCCACGTCTGAGAACGATGACGTGTTTGATATGAGCGATTGCTCTGTTGAACACACAGCACACACGGCTCTATCGTCATCTTTGATAAACTCTGTTTTGTTTCCACACACGCACGGCGGAGGACTAGTTTTGATTGAGTTGTTTGTAGACCTTATCATGAATTCAAAATTTTTAAGGGTTGTATACTCCTTTAATTTTTGAATAAATTCTTTTTTGACTTCATCTTTTTTGGTCGAGTGTTCCTTTAAATTTTTTCTATTTGAATTAAAGAATGGTATAACCATTGTTTGTTTATTCAAAGAATTATATTTTTCTATGATAGGTGCAACGTCTATAATAAAGTACTTGAGATTTTCAAATTCCCGAATTTTAATGGTTAATTCTTCTCTTAAACAGGTAAGTCTATAAATTATACGATGCCGAAGGTTAAAATTACCATTTAATAACAAATTTACCTTTCTCAAGGTCTTTTCAAATCTTTCCAGATTAATGGTTTCTTCGATTATGAAACTTTGAATCTTTGAATTGAGCTCCAAGATATCCATATTTATCGTCATCCTTTATTATATACCAAATTTGTTTATATTCAAATTTCAACGTAGTTGTGGTCCTTTTAAATCTTAAATAATAATAAAAATATTCTTATAAAGGGAGAAAAACAATCTAATTCGATCGTTCACGAAATTGAAACGAAAACTTAAAATAAATAAAAAAGATATAGTATGGAACACCTCAGCCTTGAAAAAATAAAAAAAAGAATAATAGTGGGTCGGTACGAAAAAAGAACAATTGCCAAATTTAAGGTGAATTCTTCCACACTCAATAGATTTTTTGGGACGGAATGTACAAACACATCTCTTAACCTTATGTTGATTACATCTGACCATACAGTCTTACTGTTAGAGAGAACACAATCTTTTCATTTCCCAAAGGTTGTGAAAGACCTTAAATTTAAAAGAATAAATTATAATCTACTGAAGACGTTATACACCACCGAATTGGAAAAAATAAAAACAATGATTAATTCGAACCACAGCTTTGATAAAAATATTTTTTTTGGTTTAAAAGCACCAACGCCACCAATTTATATATTTCCGGGTGGTCACAGTCACAACAACGAATCTATAATTTTCACATTGATGCGAGAATTTAGGGAAGAAACGGCCATTGATATAAACTTGAAAGAGTTAAAGTTTAATCAATCATATTTTTTTAGTCTTGAGATAGAAGACTTGTTGGTTAACAAGGACTTTAAAAATTTAATTTTCCCAGTAAAGGTTAATATAACAAGTGTTGAATTGTTAAAACGGTTTAAGAAAACCAAGCATACAAACAACCCTACATTCGTAAATATTGACGAATGCAAAAATACCTATGAAGCTCTCATTAAAGTTCAAAAATTTATAGTAAACTAAAATTTTTAATGCTTTCAAAAAAGCATTTAAAAGTACAGTTGGTTTTTATGGTCGAACCGAGCGTCTTGACAACTTCCCACACCTTTCGTTTGTTATGGTCAATTCTAAAGCTGGGGAACGTGTTTCTTAGATGGTTCTCGAATTGCCTTCGATGCGCCACGTTATTGCTTGGTTCGAAAGAGGTTAAAGAAGACCTTAGATTGTCTATAATCTCAGAATCAAAAATAGTGGTTAGATCGGCCGCTAAATCGTTTATATGATATGTGTATACTTTCAAGGTTGATTGGATCTAAGTGTAAAGGAGTTACATTTAAGGCATCTTCCACCATTTGATTTCGATTCAAGACAAAGTTTTTTTTGTTACTCTTTCAGCCATATTTATTATACTACATTTTATGGATTCATCTTCTTGGTCGAGTTTTCAAAAGTGCAGAAATTTGATTTTAGATTTAAAAAATAAAGTTAAATAAAGCTTACAATGGCTACTATTAAAGATACTACATCTACTATTGAAATTGTCGATTCTGACCAAGAATTGATTCTTCAATGTGCTACTATACAAAACTGCTTTGAGTCTTTGTCTCCTAAAAGAGACCAGCGATTCGAGACGGTTGAAACCAGTCTTTATCAAGACTTACCCGAAGATGAACTTCGTAAGATTCGTGGAACCATAATTGATAAAAAAACCAACCGGGTTGTTTGTAATGGTGGAGTTTTTCCTTATGAATACTCCGAAAACGACGAAAATAAATTTATGGAGAAGATGACCGAATTAAATCATAAACTTGAAGATATGGATGTTGGGTACTCTTTTGAAGGAACGGTTATTCGAATTTTTTATCATGGAAAATGGTACATTTCAACCCATAGAAAATTAGATTCCGGAAGGTCCAAATGGGGTTCAAACAATTCTTTCAAGGATTTATTTGAGAATGCTTTAAAGGAGAATTACAACCTGTCTCTGAAAGACTTGTTCACTAGATTGAATTTAAGATGCCAATATACCTTTATGTTGATGGCTGATGAAAATACCCGTTTTGTATGCTCTCCTAAAGGTTTGAAAAAGGTGTATTTTCTTGGTTCAACAGATCCAGAAGACGCTTGTTTAAAAATTGATGGTTTACCCAAACCAAAATTTGAAGACATGACCATAACTTCCATTTTTGGCTTTGCGAAAGGTTTAAAGTATCCATTTGACTATCAAGGAATTCTATTGACTCATACTAGTGGGTCTCAATACCGGATTGTGAACGAAGAATATATCAAACTTTTTAAGGTTCGAAACAACGAGCAAAGTATTCCATATAGATATCTTCAACTTAAAACTCAAAACAACCAGGAAATGATTGAGTTGCTAAAACAATTGTATCCACAGTATATTTCTACCTTTAACCTATACGATGAAAACATTTCAAAACTTGTGGATCTAATCTTCCAGGAATACAATAAGAGAAAACAAAGGTCCCTTTTACCAGAAAATTTACAAACTGTTGTACAAATTGATCAACGAGTGTACCTCTTCATTAAAAATAAACTAATAAATAAAGGCGTTGTCACTCCAGAAAAAATATTGGATTTGTTATTGCTCGAAGAAGCTTCAAATTTGAATAATATGATTAAAGTTGTAAAAATGATCAACTACAAACATGAAAAAGAAGCTCAAAAGTTGGTAATCGACTTGAGTAAAGTTGACCTTAACAAAACACCAAACAATCCAATTCCAGAATCCAGTACAAATGCACCTAAAAAGAAGCGAGTAAAGTACACAAAGGTTCCGATTGAGTTTATATGTAGAAAAAAATTATTTTAAGTTGAAATAAACCATTACTACCAACCTTCCATATCCTTTTTCCCATCTTTCTTTTATGGCTTTTAAAGCCATTAAAGAAAAAATGAAATTTTTAAATAAAAAAACTAATACAATAAAGATGGAAATGACTTCTATTTCGAAAATTAATCTATACTGTCAAAAATTAAAGTTGACCCCTCCATATTTTGAAACTTTAAAAAAATGTGGTGAAGATCACCATCCTACTTTCCAAGTCAGTTGTACATTTGAAAAGTGTGTTGAAATAGGTGAAGGTTCAAAATTAAAAATTGCTAAAGAAAACTCTGCGTTGAAAGTGGTGGAAATGCTTGAATTGGACCAAAAACTTCAAGAGCTAAATGAAGGAATTAAATACACCGTTGAATCCTATGGTGTACCATTAAAGGATATATACGAAGAGTATAAAAACGAGTACATTTTAACCATAAAAAAGAAGGTTGGAGACTCGTCAAAGATTAAAAAATTTAAGGTTTGCATTACCCAAGAAATTGAATAGTTTTTTAATTTATTTTTAATGCTCTTTTTGAGCATTAAAAATTTTGTTAGTGTAAATAAAAAATGATTTTTTTTGAAATAAAAAATTTAGGTTATAAATATGGATAACTTTGAGCTTACAGAGTGTATTTATGAGTGTATCAAAGATACATTTTATTACGGTGTATTCGGGGACTTTAAACTGGGTATAGACAAGGCTTCCTATATTTTTGGGCAAGGGTATACCCTTCGGGAAATATTCAAATTTCAAAATAATGGTACAATATACCATTATTTTGAAATAGTGGATTAATCCACTATTTGTATTTTAATGGCGCTGTAGAC